ATTCTTAATATTAAGTAAAATCTTATCAGCAGTTCCGGGCTTACAAAAACATATCGGCACTGCTAGTTGATACCCGAGTTCTTGTTTAGTACCTGGTTGTATACTACGCATCCATAGCGGCAAATAGTTACGCTCGCTTAGACCTACAGCACCTAATCGAGCTTGCCAATTAGATATGCTATTTGGAAAATATGTTTTTACATTAGGATCACTTATTTCATACCCTGTGCTATCTACAGTTATCGTCAGGTCTGGACGAGACGAATACGGTGATATATCACCAAGATGAGTGTTACTCCAGATATCATTACTGGTATCTACAGTAATTGCCCTAGAGTCTAACCCAGTATTAGTAATAGTTAATGGTGCGTGTTTTCCGTTAGGTTCAGCAGGATCATACATAATTGCATATATGACTTCGTACACTATATCTTTAGTTCCGGGAGTAACTGCAACTGATTTTTTTATATCTCCAAAACTAAATCGTTTACGCTTGTGATTTAATCCTATGGCTCCAACATACGCCGCAGCCTGCTTAGTCTCTATACCAGCATATACTATCATAGATAAACTCGGCTGTACACCAAAATTTACATCATTTGGTCTATAAATGCTTGATGTAGTAAAGATGTCTGCATTATTAATAAAAGATTTCCAAATTTCTCGTTGGTTTAATTTTAGCAATGGTCTAACTTTAATATTACTATATGAAGCAGTATCGACTAACTTGACAGAAATAGTGAATGATCTGGTGATCAAACTGTAATTAAATTGATCCTTAGCTTGAACAATAAATGTGTATACTCTATCAAAAGTAGTATTGCGACCGTCAAAGGTCATAGTGCCACTGTCAAATATTGCTATTTTACTTTGTTCAATCTTGCCAATTATTTCACCATCTAAATTTAAAGTTAAGCCCGGAGGTAATTTTTGACTATTATCAAGCAAGGTATATAAAATAGTTGCCCCAGTAACGTTACTGGTAGCTTGTACAGCAAATGTAGATCCGTAGTTAGCGTTGATTGAACCTAAATAATTATTTGTATTCCATGTAATAACACTATCAATTTCACCGATGACATTTAACAAGAATGTTCTAAATGAATTAAGTTTATCTCCTTTAATTCCTAATCGTGTAGCTGTTAGTGTAAATTTATACGGTTGTGTAATCGCTGGTTGATATGGTATAGTTCCATATACTTGAGCAGTATTTACATTGAATGCAGTGCCAGGCGGAAGTTGACTTTTAGATCCAATATAGAAAGATACTGCATCAGGAATAATTAATTTTAAAGTTTTATCAAGAATTAATCTATATTGTTTTACACCTAGTGGAATTACATCTTGAATTTGATATACTGTTTCGTCTGCACCGATGAGGTAATTATTAAATGTAAAGTACTGTCCAGCAATCGGAGTAGAACTAGCATTAGCAATAGTCAGTGTATTAAAATAAATTCTGTTGTCAGTCGATGCTTTTTGTAGTGTACTAGCATATATTTCTTGATTAGTTACCTCTAATCTGAAGATAACATCTGTATCGTCATATAACGTAAACGGTAATGTGATATAGTTGTTAGCTCTATACGCTCCTAGGGTACTGTTTGTTAACCAAACTGGTTGTCTCAAATAAGTAGCGTCCGCAGTAAACTCTTGTGCAAGGGCATCTGGTAATGTCGAGTCTGCTCTAAATGAATCATCACCTACTACAAATATTCTATATTTTCTTTGAATGAATGTTGTTCCGTCGGTTAGTGTAACTAGAAATTCGTAATTTCTATTAATACTTACAGGAACAACTTGCGGTTGACTATAATCATATTTTACATCATCGTAGATATAACTATCGTATCCGTTCGATGATCGCACAGCAAAATCATATGCAACCGCATCATAAAATGAGTCATCATAATTGCCATTACCATCTATAGGAAGAATTTTAAAAGTAGGACGTATAAAACCTTGTATCCTTCCAACACTTGAAAGTGTTACACCCGGCGGCAACTCGCCGTCACCACTGGCAATAAAGAAACTTAATTGTTGCCCTGCGGCAGTATCGATATCGAATGCATCAATTTGAAAGTCTATATAAGTTCTATCCAACACATACAACTGCTCGTGCAATCCAGCCGCTAGTGCGCCTGCAGGGGTTACAAATACCGGAGCATCAGCTCCATCTACGGTTATACTAAATGTTCTATCTGCAATTTGTGAATTTTGTGTTGCTCTAATGCAAAAAGTAAAAATAGTATCTTTAGCTAGTTGTGTTGGTGTTCCGACAATATTAGGTCCACCAACTCGTAATCCTGGAGGTAGTGTGCCAGATATTAATTTAAATGTAACGCCTGATGAGTTAGCTCCAGGAATATCAACACCGCTTATTCTTGGGGTTATTGTAGCTACAGATCCATTGTATAAATCTGCACGTTCAACTGCTATAAATGCATCTGCCTGCATTCTAACAGTATTTGTATTTCTAAGAATGATATCACTTAGTGTTGTGTTTCTTAACCATACTAAATCTGCTGGTGCCCAAGGTTGATTTTCATACCACTGACTATCGCCGTTGCGTGTTCGAGTAAATTGATCTATTAATATAGATCTAAAGGTTTCGCCAACCATAGCGCCAGCAACACGAGTTTCAGCTAATCCGCCTACCCATAGATCAATATCGTTAATATTAGTATATGCTGTTTGTAATGCGCTTGAAACTATAGTATCTGTAGTAATTTGACTAAAACTAGTATATGGTATTAACCCTAATGTTATTCTCATTTGATTTAAACTAGGCAACCCTAAATCTCTACCACGTTGAATATTAGTTGCGGCCAAATCCATTGCAGCCGGTGGATCATTTAACAAATTACGTAAATCTTCAATAATGTACACATCTAATTTATTTGAAATATCGCTAGCTAACTTACGTAAAAATCCATCTGCCCCACCGTTACGTTCAAATTGTGCAGGATTTAAAAAGAATGCCTGCGCTAGTGTTAACGATTCTGTTATATTACCCTGTTCGTCTACTCGATCCTGAGCACCGGACACGATACTATGACCAAATCGTAATGCCGCCGCCACACACTCTATGTTTACACTAGCATCTACACTAGGATTGAACCCAGTATACGCAGGTATAGCAGTTACACCAAGTACTTTTGGTAGCCATTCTTTGTATGTAATAACTTGTTCTTCTGCAATAACAATGCTACGAGCACGTTGATAAATTTGTTCACCGGTCCAATCAGGGTGCAGTCTAGCTAGTTGAGTAGCATGCCAATTATGTTCGCGAATAAACAAAGTTTGTATTGACATTAAGTCCGGATTTTCAGAACCCCTAGGGTCTCCAAATATAAACATGCCAGTTAGTGGATCAACTGGGCCATACAATCCATTACTAGTAGTTAATAATTTACCGCTAGTAGCAACGCTTCCGCCTTCTCTAAGAACTATCGGATTAGTAAATCCGCTAACTGGTGTCACACCTGGCGGGTACGCAATACCATATACAACACTTCCGTCAATCCATCCAGTTACATCATTGATTGGTAATGCGGCAATACCGTTAACTCCGGTACCGGCAGCAATTTGCGCACGGGTTACAGGAATATGACTTCCTGGGGTAAGGTTAGTGTCACCTGCAGGTACAACTACATCAATGTTAGCGCCACCAGTTCTTTCACTGGCTAATTCATGCGTTAAAAATTGACCCCAAGCATACATAAATCCACTGTAACCGGTAGGATCAACAGTATTACCACCGTTAACGTGATCCCACACAACTTGATTACTGATTGTTCGAGCATTTGGTAGATCAGTTCGCATAGTATGCATACCGTCTGTATAGTTGTTTACTGAATATCGACTAAAGGGAGACCCAGCACTATTTCGCAACGGTGCTGTGGGATGATGTCCTGAGCCATCGTATGACGGTGGAATAATACCACTATATATTACATTAGGTATAACCGGTAGCGGTAACTTAATAGTCACATTTTCTTGGACCGTTCCAAACGAATATCCTGAGGTTTGTGTCCAAACATTTAAAGACATGTAGTCACCTAATTAAAATATGCCAAAATCTACGACATTACTTCCAGATGGATCTGTAATGTAACCAAAATCTAATGAGTATCCTCGCGGCACTTCAGTACTAATACCGACAGGGAATAAAAAAGAACCAAGGTCTAACTTTACTATGTTAGACTTCAGCATGATCAACAACAACGAATTTATGATTCTTAAATCAAGACCCCATACTTTATTTTTAATATCCCCGCCGTAGGTATAAAAATTATTAAGATTTAAATTATTACCAAGTACAGGTGTTGCATCATCTTGTACTTTAGTATTTGCAACAAAATCTACTGTAGTTCCTGTAGGAAAGAATGTTACAGAATTGTTAGTGCTAGTTAGTGTTTTAAATTGTAAAGTGGTTAAGTTTTTATCTTTAAAAATTGCAGTTCCTGCACCAAGATTGGCACCATCACCAACACTTGCTGTCACAGCCAGTTGAGTAAAATTAGAATTTACTTTTTGAAATGCAGTACGTAGATCATCGCCTGTACTGTCATTTGCATAATTACCTATATTGATTGTTTGAATTGGCATAGTTTCCGCTCGCTTTGTTGTATTTACTCTTAATTAGATCTTGTTAATTCTGACATATACACTAGCAAGAGTAGATCCAGTACAGATATACTCTAACATAATTGTGCTTGGAACAACAGTTGCCGCAACAGTGGTACTACCGTTTGTAGAATTTGTAGCATTTGCACCATGTGTTACTGTGTAACTAGTTGACGGAGTAGTTAATATAACTTTAACAATTTCTCCTGCTGAATAGTTGACAAAACTAATAGTAACGTTACTAGTCATAGCAGTTGTCACAGTTCCATCTGTTGCAAAGTTAACAATAATAGTATTTCCAACTACACTGCGAACGTTATTG